ACAAACAGATTCACAAACAAAACTGGTGGGCAAACATACACTAATAGTGTGGCATTGGATTGGTCCACATACAATGGGAGTACAGTGCTTGCATACTATTTTGGTGATTCAACAACAAGAGCCTGGGCTACACAGCTCACACAATACAGTGCAAGCACTTTGGATGGATTAACTGGATGGAAATTGTTCAATATCTATGAGGCTATGAATATCATGAATTTCAGCTATCCTGGCAGCTATTTATATAACTATGCTCCATTCAATTTAACCAGGAGATACATGTGGGTGAGCACCAATCAAACTGGAGCGACTGGTATAGCTACAGAAACAGCCGCTGGATCTGGAGCTCCATTCACACCATCAACAAAGGTATCTGGACTTTGGGGAATATGGACAAGAGTGTGCACAGTAACAGGAACAACAATATCATAAAATAAGACATGGCAAAGTATAAATTTGAACAATTCAATGTGGAGATTGTAGATCCAATCATCATCATGACAACAGTACATGACAATGTGCTTGATCACACATGTAAAGTGGACCTAGAACTGACATCTGATGGTGCCAAGTTTGGTGTGACATTGGTAGGCTTCACCTATTCTGCTGACTGGAGTGATGACGAGGTGCGCATCTGGGCCTTTGTAGAGCTACAGAAGTACGAAGTTTAGAACACCTATACATATTATTGTATGACTTCATTCATTCGTACTGCCATCATCACATGCTTGACTTTCTTTGCACCTATCAGCATGATCATTCTTGCTGTAGGTCTAGCAATTTTAGCTGATACAATCGTTGCACTTTCTCTGACAAAAAAGAAATTCACCAGCAAGCGCTTGAGAAACGGTATCTTAAGCAAGACAATAGCATATGAATCTGCAGTATTGTTGCTGTTCCTGGTGGACTATGCAATGATCAATGATGCCATGCTCACAGTCTTTGCTGTTCCATTTGTGGTGACCAAAGTCACTGGATTGTTTCTGATTGGCATTGAGATATCATCCATTGATGAGAAGATCAGAGAGCGCTATGGTAATGACAAAGGAATCATCAGCAGATTCAAAGGCTTTCTGAACGGAATTAAGAAGATTAAAGACAGTTTATGAAGTATCTGGCAGTCATCCTGCTGTTAACATCATGCACAGCGGCCTATCACGTGAGACAGGCAAAGAAGCACATTGTCAAAGCACAGGCTAAAGGTGCTACTTTTGGAACTGATACCAGCTATCAGTACATCTACAAAACAGATACACTGTACAATGAGGTGACAAAAGAGAAAGAAGTGATTAGAAAGGTCATTGATTCTGTTCCTGTCATTCATGAAGTCATCAAATATGTGCCAAAGACAAGGTATCAGGAGCGCATTGAATACAAGCTCAAAAGAGATACGCTCAGAGTCATCAAGTACATCACCAAGAAAGAAGAAAAAAGAAAGGTGAAGACATCACCAATCACACTAGTGACCAAAATAATACTAGGCATTTGGCTCATCATTGTCATTTGGATAGTTTACAAAATGCTGACATGGAAAGAATCGTAGAAACAGCTGCCAAGTACATTGGTCAGAAAGAGAAACCGGGCAACATGGGGTTCATCAATCCTGAGTTTGATGCCAAGATGAGAAAAGTGGGCTTTGTGAATTCACATGCTTGGTGTGCATACTTTGCTGAACTTGTTTGGAGAGAATCAGAACAGGACACTTCACACTTCAGTGCATCAGCTTTCAAGACATATTTGAACTATCAAGCTGCAGGTAGAAAGGGATCACAGACTGCTGTGCCTGGTGCATTGGCTGTATGGAGATCTGTGAAAGCAGGAAAGCCCGGATGGACTGGTCACATTGGTATTGTAAGCGAGGTGGGAGCAACATCATTCAAGTGCATTGAAGGGAATACAAATAAAGCTGGAGGAAGAGAGGGCATCGAGGTGGCTGAAAAAACTCGCACATATCAATGGAAGGCCATGAATGGATTGCAACTTGTTGGATTCATCCATCCAGATGAAATTTGAGGTCGAACTGATCAGAGAATTTCTGACTGAACATCCAGAGATTGGAAGCCGCACAGCTGCCAGTGCATTGATGGCTTTATATCCAGAGATATTCATCAGCTACAATGCAGTATATCAAAAAGTGAGATACTATCGAAATGAGTGCAAAGGTAGGCCTACCAATGCAGTGGCTGAAAGAACTGAAGAGCAAAAAAGACAAGCAATGGGATGGAAAAAAGCACTACCAGAGAGCGACTATGAGGAGATTGAAACATTTACATTCCCTCCTGGATCTAATCGAATTCTGATCTTGAGTGACATCCATCTTCCATACCAGGATAATGAAGCGCTCTCCATTGCCATTCAGTATGGTATTGATCATGGTGCCAATTGTGTTTTTTTGAATGGAGATACCATCGACATGTACCAGGCTTCCAGATTCATCAAGGATCCCAGATTGAGATCCCTGGCTGGTGAGCTACAAATGACCAGAGATTTCTTTGAGACGTTAAATGAGGCCATCCCTGGGCCGATATATTTTAAGCTGGGCAATCATGAGGAGAGATGGGAGAACTATCTCAAGGTGCGAGCTCCAGAGCTCCTGGGGATCACTGATTTCGAGCTTCAGCATGTGCTTAAATTCGGACAGTATGGTGTTCAGCTGATCAAGAGCAAGCAAAAGGTAATGATCGGCAAGCTCGCTGTGATGCATGGCCATGAATTCGGCAACAGTGTATTCTCACCAGTGAATCCAGCTCGAGGCCTCTTCATGAAAGCGAAGGCATCTTGTATCATTGGCCATCATCATCAAACATCAGAGCACTCAGAGAAGGATATGCATGGCAATGTGGTGACTACATTCAGCCAGGGATGTCTCTGTGGCCTATCTCCAGAATATCTCCCATATAATAAATGGAATCATGGCTTTATTTTCGTGGAGGTGGATCCATCTGGAGATTACAGAGTGAGGAATCTTCGGATCATTGATGGCAAAGTGAGATAATTGTCTATATTTGTGATGCACAAGGTATAATCGTATAGTTTAGTTTAGGTAAAAGAGAGCACTCCGATGGGGTGCTTTTTTATTTTATTAAAAAAATGTTGAAAATAATTTGCATATATAAAAACTATGATTACCTTTGTAAGGTCAGTAAGGCAGAAAACTTAAAATTTAACAGATGAAAACAATTATTTTAACAACGAATTCAAATAATCCATTTATCAATCACATGACTATTTTGGAGGAAACTGAGAAGGCATATAAAATTGAGAATGAATATCAAACGTATTCATGCTGGATCCCAAAATCAGCTTTACAACTTGTTGATGAGGTGATTGAAAGTTATACATTCAAAATGTGGTTTCGTAAATTTGATGGCGGTAAAGCAATTGACAAAGCATTCAGATTATTCAACTAAAATAAATATGGGGGGGTGCGCATCCATCACGCACATTTATATCTTAAAAATTAACACATGAAAAATTTTATCAATTACTTTACTCCCAGAGACAATGATGAGAAAAATTCTCTCCTGGGCATGATCGCTGGCCTTCTGGTGCTGGCTGTTATCTTTTATTTTTATTCACTCTAAAAGCTGTTAAAATGAAAAATCAGACATTTGTCGAATTCGTGATTGAGATAGTCACCAATGAGAATTTTTTGAAACAAGATGATGATCACAAAAAATATATTTATGGATTGCTGGAGGAATCATATGAGATGCGAGTGCAATCGAGATATGATGCTGGACATCATCAAGGATATTTAGATGGAATGAGAAGATCAAGAGAAATCATAAAAGGAGAATAATATGAAAATTAAATGCGATGAATGTAAAGGCATTGGATCATATGATTGTGATTCGGAGCCAGGGCCATATGGTACCAGGATAAATGTTGAATGTGAAGATTGTGATGGAGAAGGCTGGATCGAGGTGGAAGATGATGAGGAGGAATTCCTGGAGACCTTATCGTCACAAATAAAGGATAAATTTGTGACAGGTGCTGAAGCTGTATTCATGGCTTTCTCACCGAGAGATCAAAAGACATATCACATCACTTATTTTATCAGCCGAGGTGACGTGGTGGAGGAATCAACTCCATTGCTGGGAGGCTTGACCTTGACAGCGGAGAGCATCACACATGCCATCAGCCAATTTATGAGCACCAGTGGAGTGGATGAGAGTGAAATTAAATACATTGTCGAGCTATGATCACATATAAAGCAACATACAGAGCGAAGGTGGATGGCAAGTGGCGAGTGATGTTCAGAGTATTCCAGGCCTATGATCTGAATCATGCAATCAGAGTGCTTGACATGTGGGATCCATTGATCATTAAAATTGAGAAGGTATGAATATCACAGAAAAAATCACAGTCACGAACGAGGATAATATGGAGCTCATGGCGAGGTATCCAGATAATTATTTTGATCTGGCCATTGTGGATCCTCCGTATGGGATTGACATAAATTCGAGTGGTCGTTTAGGTCATTACGGGGGCAAAGGTAAAACATGGGATAATGAAACTCCTACAAAAAAATACTTTGATGAATTAAAACGAATTAGTCAAAATCAAATAATATGGGGCGGTAACTATTTTGAACTACCTCCTACACGATGTTTTTTAATATGGGATAAACAGCAACCTGAAGATGTTAGTTTTGCAAGTTGTGAGTACGCTTGGACTTCGTTTAATCAGTCTGCAAAAACTTTTTATAAAAGACCACAAAATGCAGATGTTGAAAGAATACACCCCACGCAGAAGCCAGTGGCACTGTACAAATGGATCCTGGATAAATACGCAAAACAAGGAGATAAAATCCTGGATACTCACCTGGGATCTGGAAGCATAGCCATTGCATGCCATGAGTATGGATTCGAGCTCACAGCATGTGAACTGGATGAGGAATACTATCTCAAAGCTGTGGAGAGAATAAAGAATCACGTATCCCAACAAAAACTATTTTGATATGAATACAAAACAATATTACATCATCGAGTGCGGAGTGAATGAGATTGATTTCGCACTCAATCTCCTGGATGCAATCAAAAAAGAAGGTCACTACTATGTGCTGAATGTCACCATGCACATGGAAGCTGTGAGCTTTCAAAGAGTATCCAGGGAGGCATTTCATAAATTTAATAAATACGCATAATGAAATCAATACAATACAAAGAGCATGATCACCTTCGCATATGGCTGGAGGATAGTGTGGAGCCAGAAGGAGGATTCTGGTGCTATGGTGTACTGGATGAGAATCTAAATTTCAGACAGTGGAATTTTAACTATGATGGCAAAGAGGATCAGCTCTGTCACATCAATGAATTTAATGAATCTAAAATCGAATTTATATGGCATCCGTAAAACAACTCATAAAGCTCGCAGAAGAGCACAAAATCAATCGCAGATGCAGAAATCGAGAGCTGGTATATAAAAGATATTATCTCTTCAGTGAACTGCGCAAGGAGCTCACTCTGGAGGCCATTGCGAGATTATTCGAAATGAATCACAGCACAGTGCTGTATGGACTGAAGCAACATGATACCTTTATCAGAATGAATGATCGCATATACATCAATACTGTGGCCAATCTATTCGAGAGAGTGAATGAATTCAATATCAGAGATATGGATCCATCGAATGTGCACATGAAGATCACCAATGATGAGGGCCAATTTATCACCATGGAGATATACCTTCATACAAAGCATGCGGATCTGTACAGAGATAATCAAGGAGTAATCAGCCGAGAGGTATTAAAGGAGATGCTATGAGAGAGAAAATGAGACGGATGAGCTGTATTGTTTACATGCTCAAGTTTAAGCCGCACAGCATTGAACAAATCACTGCACGTATCAACTACATCACTGGCATGGACTATCACAGATCATCCATTGAGAAAGATATAGCCATGTTGCGTGAGGACTTTGAGTGTCCAATTGAGAAGAATGAACAGAAGAAACTTGTCATCTTGGATGAATACTCATTCATTGATAAGCTGATTGAATGGATTGAATTTTATCAATAATTTGCCACTTCTTTCCAGTGGTGGAAAGAGAGTGAAAGTCAGTCATATCAATGCTTTGAGACTGAATTTTCCACCATTTACTTTCCACCACTGCTTTTTGATTAAAAAAATGAAACAGAAAAAAATAAATTATTTTTTTTTAGGTGGCAAAAGTGGAAAGCAAAAGCGCTACAACCCACACCACCATTGAGCTACAGCGTTTTTTTAGGTGGCAAATTGGTGGAAAGAAGGTGGAAAGCAGTGGAAAGTAAAAAAATTACGGTCAAATCTTAATACATTTGACAAAACTTAAATAAGAAAAATGAAACGTTATCTAATTGTAAGAAACTTGCGTGAATTCTTTGAGACATCTGGAGTCACCTATCCATTCACACACCTTGCTACACTGGAGAAAGAGATCCATACAGCAGACAATCCTGAACTG